TACTGATTCACCAAATTCCTTCAGAAAGTGGGTGAAATGATGATCTTCTATGATTTTGAGGTTTTCGCTTATGATTGGCTGGTTGTTCTGATTGACCTTGACGAAAAAAAGGAAACTGTGATCATCAATGACCCTGACAAACTGGCCCGTTTCTATGAGCGGCACAAGGGCACCATTTGGGCCGGTTACAATAGCCGGAACTATGATCAATATATCCTGAAGGGTATCTTGTGCGGTTTCAATCCAAAACGGGTGAATGACTGGATCATTGTTCAGGATAAGCCCGGTTACAGATTTTCTAACCTGTTCCGAAACTACCCCTTGATCAACTACGATGTGATGCCCAATCCGCCTATCAGCTTGAAGGCGCTGGAAGCCTTCATGGGCCATTCCATCAAAGAAACCACCGTTCCCTTCGACATTGACCGCCCTTTGACGGAAGCGGAGCTGGCCGAAACGGTCAAATATTGCCGCCACGATGTTGAAGAAACCGTGGAAGTGTGGTTGCGCCGCAAGGAAGATGAATTTGATGCTCAAATGTCCCTTGTGAAAACCTTCAACCTTCCCATTTCTGATATTGGCCGTACCAAAGCCCAGCTTTCGGCCAAAATCCTTGGGGCGGTTCAGCAGGATCACAATGATGAATTTGAAATTGAATTCCCTGATACCTTGCGGATTGAACGCTATACAGAGGTTTTGAACTGGTACAAAAACCCCTTGAACCGGGACTATTCCAAATCCCTTGAAATTGATGTGGCCGGGGTTCCCCATGTATTTGCTTGGGGCGGGCTTCACGGGGCCATTCCCAAGTATTTTGGTGAAGGCTGGTATGTCAATGTTGATGTTGCGTCCTATTATCCTTCCTTGATGCTTCGATATGGGTGGATCAGCCGCAATGTTGCTGACCCGGCCAAGTATGATGAAATCTATCATACCCGCCTGAAGCTGAAGGCTGAAAAGAACCCCATGCAACAGCCCTATAAAATTGTTCTGAACAGCACCTATGGGGCCATGAAAGACCGCCACAATGCCATGTATGATCCCCGCCAAGCCAACAATGTATGTGTTGGCGGTCAGCTTCTTTTGCTTGACCTGATAGAGCGGTTGGAAGATCACTGTGACATTATCCAAAGTAACACCGATGGTATTTTGATCAAGTTGCGCCGCTATGAAGATTTTGATTTGATTGATGATATTTGTTGGGAGTGGGAAGAAAGAACCGGAATGCGCTTGGAATTTGATGAATTCCAGAAGGTTTTTCAAAAAGATGTGAACAACTATTTGATTGTTCCCGCTGGCCCGTTACGGGATGAAAAGGGGAAACCCCGCTGGAAGTGTAAAGGGGCCTATGTGAAAAAACTTTCCGATCTGGATTATGACCTTCCCATTGTCAACCGGGCAATCATTTCTTTCTTCCTGTATGGCACCAAACCGGAAGAAACCATTGGGGCCTGTGATTCCCTTCGGGATTTTCAAAAGGTGGTCAAGGTTTCCAGCAAATACAAATATGCGCTTTATTCCCCGGTGATCACGATGGAGAAAATCAGGGATGAAAAGGGCCGTTCAAAGACTGTGAAAAAGTTCAGGGGCGGTGAAGTTCAAACAGATAAGACCTTCCGGGTGTTTGCGTCTAAAGATCACACCAAAGGCGGGTTGTTTAAGGTATCTGGCAAGACAGTAAAGGGACGGCAGAAGAACCCGGAACAGTTTGCCAATACCCCGGAACATTGCTTTTTCATCAATGATGATGTGACCGCCCTTCCGGTTCCTGATGAACTGGATAAACAGTATTACATTGATACGGCGTGGAGCCGGTTACAAGATTTTGGAGTTGAACGAGAAGGGGGGGGGATTTGAACAATGCAACTGTTCCGGGGCTATGTGCCGACAAAGGACAAACAATGCCTTGAACGGTTCAAAGGGCGGAAAAGGCTGAACCGCCTTGAAGAAGTTCAAGACCTTGAAGAATATGCCGGGATTCTTGGGGATGAAACCATTCTGGTTGATGTTGACGATGGGGAAACCAGTGATCTTCTGTTCCAAATCGTCAAAGACTTGTCCCTGAAATGCCGGGTGTATGGCACCACACGGGGAAAACACTTCCTGTTCCGTAACCCTGAAGGGCTGGTTGAAAAAAGCTGGACAAAACAGACCTTGGCCCTTGGGATCGTGTCAGATGGAAAGGTTGGGAGAAACAACAGCTATGAAGTTCTGAAATTCAAAGGCGAGGAACGCCCAATTCTGTATGACTGCCCGGAAGATGATATTCAAGACCTTCCCAAATGGCTGACCCCGATCAAAACCAACATGAAGTTCTTGGATATGCGGGCCGGGGATGGGCGGAACCAAGCGCTGTTCAACTACATTCTGACCCTTCAAAGTGAGGATTTCACCAAGGAAGAAGCCCGTGAAACTATCCGAATGATCAACCGGTATGTGCTGGATGAACCCCTTTCTGATCGGGAACTTGATACCATTTTGAGGGATGAAGCCTTCAAGAAGCCCATTTTCTTCAAAGATAAAACCTTTCTCTTTGATAAGTTCGCAACCTATCTGAAGAACAACAACCATATTGTGAAGATCAATAATCAGCTTCATATTTACCGGGATGGTATCTATGTTCCCGGCGCTATGGAGATTGAAGCCCAAATGATCAAGCATATCCCAAACCTGAAGCGGGCGCACCGGTCAGAGGTTTTGGCCTATCTGGAAGTGATGTTTCAGACCGAGGGTGAAACCAAGGCCACCAACCCCAACATCATTGCCTTCAGCAACGGCCTTTTCAATATCCGGGACGGTTCATTTACAGACTTCACCCCGGAAATTGTGATCACCAATAAGATTCCGTGGCCCTATAACCCCGCCGCCTATTCTGAATTGCTGGATCACACTCTTGACCGGTTGGCCTGTAACGATCCTGAAGTTCGGGCCTTGCTGGAAGAAATGGTGGGTTACTGCCTGTATCGGCGCAATGAACTTGGAAAAGCCTTCATCCTGATTGGTGACAAGAGCAACGGTAAATCAACCTTCCTTCATGTAGTCAAAAATATGTTGGGGGATCGAAACATTGCTTCCCTTGATCTGAAAGAACTTGGGGACAGGTTCAAAACCGCTGAACTTTTCGGGAAACTGGCAAACATTGGTGATGATATTGGGGATGAATTCATTGCCAATGCGTCAGTGTTCAAAAAGCTGGTGACGGGGGATCGGGTAAATGTGGAGCGGAAAGGACAAGACCCCTTCGAGTTCAACAACTATGCCAAGTTCCTGTTCAGCGCCAACAACATTCCCCGTATGAAGGATAAAACCGGAGCCGTTCAACGGCGCTTGGTGATTGTCCCCTTTGATGCCAAATTCACCCCCAATGATCCTGATTTCCGACCTTTCATCAAGGATGAACTTTGTGAACAGGATTCAATGGAATATCTGGTTCTTTTGGGACTGAAGGGCTTGCGGCGGGTTCTGATGAACGCCCAATTCACTACTTCCAGCCGGGTTCAGGGGCAGTTGGATGAATATGAACAGAACAATAACCCCATTATTGGCTTCATCAAAGAAGTTGGATTGGATGGGATTGAAAATGAAGCGACAAAGACGGTTTACCGGAAGTACAAGGAATATTGCATTTCTAATAACTTCCAAGCCCTTTCCAACATTGAATTTTCACGGCAAATCACCAAACGCTGTGGGTTCATCATTGTTGATAAATGGATCAGCCGTCTTGGTAAATGCCGGGTGTTTGTAAGCGGGAAGGATGGTGAAGCCTGATGGGAGGATCAAAGAAGGTGTTCACCACCCTTGGAAGCTCAAACCATGTGCCTGAAGAACGGGAAGCCTTTGACTATTACGCCACTGACCCAAAGGCCGTGGAAATGCTGTTGGAACTGGAACAGTTTGCCCCGGTGATTTGGGAACCGGCTTGTGGTGAAGGCCATATTTCCAAAGTTCTTCAGGCCCACGGATATGAAGTGATCAGCACTGATATTGTTTATCGGGGGTTCGGTGATCCTGAACCACTGGACTTCTTAACAGAAACCTTGGATGGCTTTGAAGGGGATATTATCACAAACCCGCCGTATTCGGTTGGCCTTGAATTTGTTCAAAAGGCGCTTGAAAGTGTCCGGCCCGGTGGAAAAGTGGCAATGTTCCTGAAGGTTCAGTTCTTGGAGGGGCAGAAGCGGGGAGCCTTTTTCAAAGACACCCCCCCCCCGAACTGTTTACATATCCCGTTCCCGGCTGGCCTGTTATAAGAACGGCGATATGAGCGCCAAGCCTGAAAGCGCAATAGCCTATGCGTGGTATGTATGGGAAAAAGGTTTTACCGGTGATCCGGTTATAAAGTGGTTCAACTGAAAGGATGGTTGTATGGAAATCAAAGATAGCGGGGATCGCACCCAATTCAATACCGGGGCGGTTCGTGATATGCACACGGGCAAAGGCCGCATGGATTTGTTGCCGTGGGAAGCCTTGGTGGAAGTTTCCAAGCATTGTGAAGAAGGGGCGCTGAAATATGGGGAACGCAACTGTGAAAAAGGCATTCCCATTCATAGCCTGATTGATTCGGCCTTCAGGCACCTTGCCAAGTACATGATGGGCATGAAGGATGAACCCCACCTTCGGGCGGCGGCTTGGAATATCCTGTTTGCCCTTTACATGGAGATCAAACACCCTGAACTTCAAGACATACCAAGCAGATTGGAGGATGAACAGAAATGAAAATTATCAGCCCTGATGTGGAGTTTATCACCCCGGTTGACGGGGGCGCAATTCTGAAGCGACTTGAACAGTGTGGGCGGGTTTGCTATAAGTCTGAAGCTAAGATCACCAACACCAGCGCCCCGGAATTCGTGGCTGGTATCATCAAGCGGGGCCATGAAGCTGTTCTGGAACACTGTTCCTTCACGGTGAAGTTCATTTGTGATCGTGGGGTTTCCCATGAAATTGTTCGGCACCGGGTAGCTTCCTATTGTCAGGAAAGCACCCGTTATTGCAACTATTCCAAAGATGGCTTTGGTTCTGAAATCACGGTGATTATGCCTTGCTTCCTTGATAAAGACAGTACGGCTTACCGGCACTGGTTTTGGGCTTGTTCCCAAGCAGAAGAAACCTATTTCAATATGCTGGACTTCGGCTGTTCCCCGCAGGAAGCCCGGTCAGTTCTTCCAAACAGTCTGAAAACTGAAGTGGTTATGACCGCCAATATTCGGGAGTGGCGGCACTTCCTGAAGTTGCGCTGTTCCCCCGCCGCACACCCGCAGATGCGGGAAGTGGCCCTGATCCTGTTGGAAAAGGTTCACGCCCTGATTCCGGTTTGCTTTGATGATATATGGAGTGAATACCATGTTCTTTAAGAAAGCTGGCGGCAGTATCTTTGGCGTGTCGCTGAACAAAGCTGAACAGAAGGCTTTAGATCAAGAAATCAAGCGGCAGATTGTTGAAAATGATCACCGCTTTGATATGGACAAAGAAAGCATGATCCTGTGGATGCTTCACACTGAATTTGGCTTTGGCCCCAAGCGTTTGAAGCGGGCTTGGGAACACTTTTACAGTGAAAGTCAGAAGTTGCGGGAATATTACCTTCTGGATGAAGGGGATGAACCGTGGATTGCCCGCCAAAAGCTGAAGGAAATCGGCTGTGATGTGGAAGCATGGTATCAGGAATGGAGGGAAACCAATGCCCAAACCTTGGCAAAATAGTGAAGGCTACCCCGATCCCACCGCCCATGAGGGGTTGAAGCCTATCATTCGGGAAGATGAAGAACAGCAACGGCGGCTGAACAACCTGATCAATGAATGGGTTCACGATTATACCCGAATGGAAAAAGCCCGGTTGAAAAAGAAGGGTGGTTGCAATGGGAACTGATAGTGATACCAAAACCGGAACCCTGTATGTCAATGGGGAACCAGTTGCTGAAGTTAAGGTGATTGAACTTTCTTTTGAAGCGGAGCCGTTAAACATTCCCCCGATCCTGAAAGATTCTTCTATTACTTTTATTGGGCGGTTCCCCAAGAAGCTGTTATGGAAGTTGCGGTGGTGGTGTTTCAAAGCCCTTGTGATGGAGCGGGCCGCACAAATCCTTCAGAAGTTGAGGTTGTGGCGGTGATATTGAAGCAATGTTGAAGGGGCTAAAACCCTTGTAAATACTGGACTTTTGGAAAAATCCTTCAACATTCAAGATGATGCAGATACTTAAAAGATATAAATAAAAAAATATATAGTAAGAAAAAGATTATTTATATTGAAGAATGCGGTTTTGATCTTGAATGTTGAAGGAAAATCCGAAAAGCCTTGCGCCAAGCGGGTTTAGATGCCTTCAACATGATTGTGAAAGGATGTGTGCTACATAGTGACTGATAAGGAACTTTCCCAGCGGGCCAAAGATTACTTTGCCCAAATTCGGAAAACAGATCGCTTGATTCAGCGGTTGACAGATACAGTAAACACCCTTCGATCCGGTTTGACCAGTCAAAGCTATGAGCTGAAACCGGATAAGGTTCAGACTTCGGGGCCAAAGGACACTTTAGGGGAAACGATTGTAAAAATCATGTCCCTTGAAGAAGATATTAACACCCGGATTGATGAACTTGTGACCATGAAGAAGGAAGCCTTCAGCATGATCAGCAAGATTCCCGATCTTGACCAGCAAAATGTTCTGATAGGCCGCTATATCCAACTGAAAAAATGGGAAGATTTAGCCGCCGAATTTGACTACACCACCCAATGGCTTTTTGAAATTCACGGGAAGGCTTTACTTTCTTTCGCCACGGCCAATGCTGACTTTTTCCAAAGAACCGAGTAAAGTTTAGTTGCACCTGTTGAAAGTTTAGTATTTTTTCGGCTATTATATAGAGTGAAAAAGCGTCCGAGGGGGAGCCTTCGGCGCTTTTCTTTTTGTTTGAGGAAAGGGGGAATACCTGTGAACACCAGACAACGGAAGTTTTGTGATGAATACTTGATCAGCGGCAATGCGACTGATGCGGCAATCAAGGCCGGGTATTCACCCAAGACCGCAAAAAGCATAGGTCAACGATTGCTGACTTTTGTTGACCTGAAGCAGTACATTGATGCTGAACTTGAAAAACTTCATTCCGCCAAAATCGCTGATGCCCAAGAAGTTCTTGAATACCTTACTTCCGTGATGCGGGGAGAACACACCGAACAGGTGTTGAAGCTGGTTGGTGATGGCATTCAGACCGTCACTGATATTGATGTTTCCGCCAAGGAACGGATCAAGGCCGCTGAATTGATTGGCAAGCGTTATGCCCTGTTCAGTGACAAGATGGACTTGGGCGGAGCCGTCCCGGTGGTTATCACGGGGGATGATCAGCTTGAAGATTAACCCCAAGGCAAAGGTGATCCGCCTTCCTGAAGTGGTTGGCAAAGGCTACGCCACTTTCTGGAACTTCAAAGGCCGTTACCGGGTTTGCAAAGGGAGCCGAGCAAGCAAGAAATCCAAAACCACGGCCCTGAACATCATCAAACGAATGATGCAATACCCGGAAGCCAATACCCTTGTGGTTCGTAAAGTGTTCAGAACCTTGAAGGATAGCTGTTTCACGGAATTGAAGTGGGCAATCAACCGGCTTGGGGTTCAGTCTTATTGGGAAGTCAAAGAAAGCCCCCTTGAAATGACCTATATTCCAACCGGTCAGAAGATTTACTTCAGGGGCCTTGATGATCCCCTGAAGGTTACTTCTATCACGGTTGAAATTGGGTATCTGTGCTGGTGCTGGATTGAAGAAGCCTATGAAATCACCAATGAAGATGATTTCAATATGCTGGATGAAAGCATTCGTGGTGCTATCCCGGAAGAAACCGGCCTGTTCAAGCAAATCACCCTGACCTTCAACCCGTGGAATGAAAAACACTGGATCAGGAAGCGGTTCTTCGGGGAAATCACCGGTAAGGATGGCCAAGGGAACCCCACATATCAGTTTCATGATAGTTGGATCAGCCCGGATGGGCAGATTTACGCCACAACTACCAATTACCTGTGTAATGAATGGCTGGATGAAGCCGATCTGAAGGTTTTTGAAACCATGAAACAGAACAACCCCCGGCGCTATAAAGTGGCCGGTTTGGGTGGTTGGGGTATTGTGGATGGCCTGATTTATGAGAACTGGACAGAAGAAGCCTTCAATCCGGCTGAAATCAGCGCCCGGAAGGGTGTGAAATCGGCCTTTGGGCTTGACTTCGGCTATACCAATGACCCCACGGCCCTGTTCTGTGGGCTGGTGAGCAAAGAAGAAAAGACCATTTGGGTTTTTGATGAACTGTATGAAAAAGCCCTGACCAACCGGGCAATCAGTGACCGGGTAACGGTGATGGGCTATGCCAAAGAGCGGATCAAGGCCGATTGTGCGGAACCCAAGAGCATTGACGAATTGCGGGAAGCTGGCCTTCGGCATATCAGAGCCGCCCGGAAGGGCAAGGACAGCGTGAACAATGGCATTCAGTACATTCAGGATTATAAAATCATCATTCACCCCCGCTGTGTGAACTTCCTGACTGAAATCAGTAACTACACATGGGATGAAGATAAATTCGGAGCCAAGATCAACCGGCCCATTGATGATTTCAACCATCTGATGGACGCTATGCGTTATGCGCTGGAAGATATGCTGGTTGGCCCCGCCTTTAGCTTCGAGTAATAACACGATAGTAACAAATCGCCCTGAAAACGCTGTGTTTTCGGGGTTTTGTCTTTATTGGGTAATAAGAAAGGAACCGTCCATGTTTGAACAGCAATATATTCTGAACAAGATTGAACAATGGGCGGATCGGCTTCCCTATCAATCTTTGAAGATTGAAGTGGAACTTTCAAATCAAACGCTGACCTTGGAAAAGACCAAACAGCGGCCCATTGGATTTCAAGCCCCCCCCCACAAAAGGAAGGTGATTGAATATGCCCATGCTTGTTGAAACTGAAATGGCCCGGATCAATCGCCTGATTGTGATGGGCGGATATACCGGGATGACTGAACTTCAGTTCTTCGCCGCTGAAATTGATGAATGGAAGCGGAGCCGGAAACGGAAGGAACAGATTATTGGGGATGCCTATTATGAAGGCTACCATGATATTCTTCAGCGGAAGCGCACCATTATTGGTGAGGATGGCAAACTTCAGGAAGTTGATAACCTTCCCAACAACAGGCTGATTGATAACCAATTTGCCCTGATGGTGGATCAAAAAACCAACTACCTTGTGGGCAAGCCCTTCACCGTGACCTGTAAAAATAAAACCTATGCCGATTTACTGACCAAGGTTTTTGATAAGCGGTTCAACCGCCTTCTGAAGTATGTCTGTGAAGATGCCCTGAAAGGCGGGATCGGTTGGTTGTTCCCCTACTATGGGGATGATGGGAAACTTGCCTTCAAACATTTTCCCGCCCAAGAAATTCTTCCGTTTTGGGCTGACGATGATCACACAATTCTTGATTGTGCAATCCGGCTTTATCCCCAAGAGGTTTGGAATGGGTTCACCAAGGAAATTGTGGAACGGGTGGAAATCTTCAAGCATGATGGTATTTGGCGTTATGTGTATGATGGAACCACCTTGACCCCTGATGAACAGTTGGGGGAGCATGAAAACTATTTCAGCATTGATGATGGGGAAGAAACTGTTGAATTGAATTGGGAGCGGATTCCCCTGATCCCGTTCAAGTACAACAAGCAAGAAATTCCCCTGATTCGCCGGGTGAAAACCCTTCAGGATGGCATTAACACCATGCTTTCCGACTTTGAAAACAATATGCAAGAGGACGCAAGAAACACCATTCTGATTCTGAAGAATTATGATGGTGAAAATCTTGGGGAGTTCCGGCGCAACCTTGCCACTTATGGGGCCGTCAAAGTTCGGGATGATGGCGGAGTTGAAACCCTGACCGTTGAAATCAATTCTGAAAACTTCAATTCTATTCTGAAACTGTTCAAGGATAAATTGATTGAAAATGCCCGTGGCTACAATGCCAAGGATGATCGGATGGGGAACAACCCCAACCAAATGAACATCCAATCCATGTATTCTGACATTGACCTTGACGCAAACGGGATGGAAACCGAGTTTCAGGCGGCTTTTGATGATCTGATCTGGTTTGTCAATCAGGATTTTGCCAACACTGGCCGGGGCGATTATGACGGTGAAGAAGTCACCATTGTTTTCAACCGGGATATGCTGATCAATGAAAGTGAAGCCATTGAAAATTGTTCCAAATCTGTTGGTATTCTGTCCAATGAAACCATTGTTGCCCAGCACCCTTGGACAACTGATGTGGAATTGGAGTTGGAGCGGCTTCAGAAGGAAAAGGAAGAAGCCATGAACCAAGCGCAGGAATACGCCGGTGCTTTTGGGAATGGTCAAAACAACAATCCTGATGGTGATGAAGGCGGGGACGGATGATCCCCGCCTTTCCTATGCCGGGGCAATAATGGGGCGGGGCCGGGGTTCACCTCCTTACCCGGTCAAAGGTGCAATTCCTTTCCCCGGCACTTTATATGGACAGATACCCAAGTGGTAAAGGGGCCGGTTTGCTAAACCGGTAGGCCGGGAAACCGGTGCATGGGTTCAAACCCCATTCTGTCCGCCACATGGCGCATTCGGCAAGAGGTTAAGCCACCGGACTTTCAATCCGGGATCGGTGGGTTCGATTCCCCCATGCGTCACCATTTGCCGGGTTGGTGGAACTGGCAGACACAACGGATTCAAAATCCGCCGCCTTTTGGCGTATGGGTTCAAGTCCCATACCCGGCACCAATATTGGGGTATAGCCAAGCGGTAAGGCAAGGGGCTTTGACCCCCTGATGCGTTGGTTCGATCCCAACTACCCCAGCCATATCAAGAAGGGAGCGTGACCCCGTGAAGAATGCTGACTATTGGCGGGGCCGGTTTGCCATTCTTGAAAATTCGGCCCACAAACAAGCGGATGAATACCTTCAGACCCTTGAAGATATTTACCGGGAAGCTGAACAATCTGTTCAACGGGATATTGAAAGCTGGTATCAGCGTTTTGCCACCAATAACAAGGTGACTTTGGCTGAAGCCCGGAAGATGTTGACCACCGGACAGCTTGAAGAATTCAAGTGGACGGCTGAACAGTATGTGAAAGCCGCACAAAGGGCCAACCTTTCAGAAGATTGGATCAAGAAGCTGGAAAACGCTTCAACCCGTTTCCATGTCAGCCGCCTTGAAGCAATCCAACTGCAAATTCAACAGGAAATGGAACTTCTGTTTGGAAATCAGGTGGATGGAATTGATGATCTTCTGAAAGATGTGGTTTCCAATGGGTACACCCGTGGAGCCTTCGAGGTTCAAAAGGGCATTGGCCTTGGGTGGGATTTCACCGCCCTGAACCAAAAGAAACTTGAAACTTTACTTTCAAAGCCTTGGACAACTGACGGGCGCACTTTTCGGGATCGCTGTTGGACGAACAAGGCAGATTTGGTGGACACCGTAAACAAGGAACTGATTCAGGGAATGTTGCGGGGTGATCCACCGGCCAAGATTATCACGGCCATTCAAAAGCAGTTCGGAACTTCCCGCTATAAGGCAAGGCGCTTGGTTCATACGGAAACCAGCTATTTCAATGCCACTTCCAAAGTTCAGATGTATAGAGATTTGGGGGTGGATCAGATTGAAATTGTGGAAACACTGGATTCCCGCACTTGTTCCACCTGTCAACCCCTTGATGGGAAGGTGGTTCCCCTTTCCCAATATGAACCGGGGGTGACAGTTCCGCCCTTCCACCCGAATTGCCGGGGAACCACTTGCCCACATTATGACGATATGGACGGTGAAAGAGCCGCCCGCACCGCTGATGGGAAAGTGTACTATGTTCCGGCCAACATGACCTTCAGCCAATGGAAGAAGGCTTTTGTGGATGGTGTGAAGGATGGTTTGACGGTTGCCACCGCAGGCGCTATAATGAAGAAAACTGTGGACGATTGCACCACTGTTGATGAAGTGGAAGCCTTGATGAAGGAACAAGGGTGGTTTTATCAAACTACCCTTCCTAATGGGAAACCTTTTGACGGGAACCAGCTTCTTTCTTTGCAGGGCTGTGATCTTGAAACCGCCAAGGCGATTTTCAAAGCCCATGAAAATGTGTTCAACCGCCTTCCTGAATTGCGGGGCCAACTGAATTCTATCAATGTTATGAAATTGCAAGCTGGCACCTATGCCCAATGTTCTTATGGGTTGGGCCGTGGTGGAATTTCCGTGAATACTTCTTATTTTTCCGATGTGGAGCGGTTGACCAAACTTTACGCAAGGGACTTGGAACATGGATTCCACCCAGCAGGAACCACCTTCGGTTCCATTGTCACCCATGAATTGGGCCATGCTGTGGATGATTACCTTTCTGTGATCCAGCAGTTGGCCGGATTGAATGGATGGCGACCCAAGAAGGTTTCCGCTTATCTTCGCCCCAAAGTTATGAAGGCTTGTGGGTTGAAGGTTTCCGACACCAAAACAGCGGTGAGCGGTTACGCCACTCAAGATGCCCAAGAATGGTTTGCTGAATGCTTCTGTGAATGGATGGACAGCGAAAGCCCCCGTCCGGTTGCTGAAGAATTCGGCAAACAGCTTTTGGATTTGATGAAGGGGATGAAAACCAATGCCGATGCCTGATTTTTTCACAAGTGAATGGTTTGTGCCGGAAGTTGATAACTGGCACCTGAAGGAAGGCGCACCCCCTGAAGTGGTGGAAGAATTTGAAGCCTACATGAAGCGCCTGAAAGAGAACGAACAAAACAATATTGTTGAATGAGCCACCCCCGGCTTTGGCCGGTGGGTGGTTTTTTCATACCCTTTCGCCGTTTCCCCGGTGGTGGGCGGTAAACAGAACCGGGGGAAATCGTGGTTCCTGACCCACGGTAAAAAAGGATTTTATGGAGGTATCACACTATGACGAAAGAAAAGCTGATGGAATGGGGCTTGACCGAGGAACAGGCCAACAAGGTTATGGAAGGGCTGAACGGTTCTTTTGTGACCAAGGCCCGCTTCAATGAAGTGAATGAGGAAAACAAAGCCCTGAAAGCCCAAGTTTCTGAACGGGATGGGCAGATTGACACCCTGAAGAAATCCTCTGGTGATAACACGGAACTTCAGAACCAGATCACCGCCCTTCAGGAAGCCAACAAGCAGAAAGACAAAGACCACGCCAATGAAATCAAAGCCCTGAAGATCGGCAATGCCGTTGATTTGGCCCTTTCCACCGCCAAGGCCAAGAACCATATTGCGGTGAAGGCGCTGTTGGCCGATTTCCTGACCAAAGCGGAATTGGCCGATGATGGCACGGTGAAAGGGCTTGATGATGAAATTGGGAAGCTGGTAAAGGGTGAGGACACCGCTTTTCTTTTCGATAACACCGGCAAGGCCAAATTCAAGGGGGCCAAGGCCGCTGAAAAGAGTGATCCCCACAATCAGCCCACCGGGGATGATCTTTCCAAAATGTCCTATGACGAACTTTGCAAGTATTTGGAGGACAACCCGGACACCACTTTGGAATAATCCACCCCTTGATCTACACAAAGAAAGGAAGTTTGAACGATGGCTAACAGCAAGTTTGATGCAAAGTCTTTCAACCCTGAAGCCTTCAAGTATATGGTTGGCCGTATTCCCAACCTGACCTTGAACGCTTTGAAGAAATCCCGTGCGCTGGCCGGGAACCCCGATATTCGGGCGGTGTTCACCAGTCAGAACGGCACCGCTTACGCCCGTCTTGCCATGCGTGGCCTGTTGGATGGTGATGCGGTGAACTATGACGGTGAAACCGACATTACCGCCACTTCCACCAAGACCTTTGAACAGGGCATGGTGGTAATTGGCCGAGCCAAGGCGTGGACTGAAAAGGATTTCAGCTATGACATTACCGGTGGAGTTGATTTCATGGGTAATGTTTCCGCCCAAGTTGCCGAATACAAGGACACCTTGGATCAGAAAACCATTCTGTCCATGCTGAAGGGTGTTTTTGCTATGCCTACCAGTGACACCAAGAACAAGGAATTTGTGGAGAAGCACAGCACCACCATTTATGGCAACATGGACGCAACCACCCTGAATTCCGCCGTGAACAAGGCTTGCGGAGCCAACAAGCAGAAGTTCACTCTTGCCTTCATGCACTCTGATGTTGCTACCAACCTTGAGAACATGAAGCTGTTGGAGTTTATGAAGCAGACTGACGGGGACGGCATTCAAAAGGATTTGACCCTTGCCACTTGGAATGGCCGCACCGTGGTTGTGGACGATGATCTTCCCGCTGTTACCGGCTATGCTGATGCTACCGCAGACACCCCCGGCGCTTTGGTGATCAAGGCTTCCGGTGCTACTGGTTCCGGTGACATTAACCTTTCCAATGTAACCCCCTATTTCGGCACCCGCACCCTTGCCGCTGATATGTATGTGGTTCCCGCTACCCAGTACACCACCTACATCATGGGCAACGGCGCTATCTCCTATGAGGATATTGGGGCCAAGGTTCCCTATGAAATGGCCCGTGACCCCAAGACCAATGGTGGTGTTGATACCCTGTATATGCGTCAGCGCAAGGTGTTCAGCCCCTTCGGTATCAGCTATGAGAAGAAAAGCCAAGCCAAGCTGTCCCCCACTGATGCGGAGTTGGAAAACGGGCAGAACTGGACGCTGGTTCATAGCGGCGAAACCACCGCTTCCCAGCGTACCTATATCAATCACAAGGCGATTCCCATTGCCCGGATTCAGTCTTTGGGCTGATGGAATGGCGGTGATCCCCGTTGCGTGAACAGGTTATTGCAATGCTTACGGCCCTTGGCGTAACGGGGGCCGCTGATGATCCGCTGTTGGATATGGTGATTACCAATGTCCAATGGCGGATCAAAAATTTGACCAATCTTCAGGAAGTTCCTGAAGGGCTGGAAAGTATGGCCGTATCTATGGCGGTTGGGGAATATCTGAACATGAAGAAGGCCAATGGGCAGTTGGAAGGGTTTGATCTTGAAGCGGCGGTGAAACAAATTCAGGAAGGTGATACCAACACGGTTTTTGCCGTTGGGGATGGCAATTCCACTCCGGAACAGCGGTTGGATAGCCTGATCAACTTCCTGACCAATGGCCGGATGGATGAAATCTACCGGTATAGGAAACTGGTATGGTAAACGCCCACCGAAAAGCCCTTGAACGCTTGTGGAAGGATCGGTGTTCTGTTTTTGTAAAAGAGAAAGTCACCGATCCTACCACCCACCTTACTAATTTTGAAGAAAAGCCGCTTCTTCAAAATCAGCCCTGTAAACTGTCTTTTGAAACTTTAACTTCAAGTTCTGGTGATCCCGTGGCCGCTGTTTCCCAAACTGTGAAGCTGTTTCTTTCCCCTGATGTGGAAATCCCCGCTGGTTCAAAAATCGTGGTGACACGGTTCAACGACCTTGAACGGAAGTTCACCTATTCCAAGAGCGGTGAAGCCGGGGTTTTCACGAACCATCAAGAAATCCAGCTTGAACCTTTTAAGGGGTATGCTTGATGGCAAAGTGGGGTAAATGCGATTTCAAGCAACTGGAACGGCTGAACAAGAACATGGAAAAACTGATGGGCGCTGACTTGGATCGGTTTTGCCGCCAAGCCGCCCAAGAGTTGGCGGGGCGGTTACTGAACAAGGTTGTGAAGCGAACCCCGGTTGTATATGGGACTTTGCGGGATGCTTGGGCGGTGATGCCTGTGGGCCACCGGGGAACCCATTACACCGTTGTTGTGCTAAATAATCTTCAGTATGCTTCCTATGTTGAATACGGCCACCGGCAAGAGCCGGGGCGGTTCATTCCCGGTTATTGGGAAAGTGACCGCTTTGTTTATGATCCTGACGCTGAAGGCGGGATGGTGCTGAAGAAGAATTGGGTGAAGGGGCGCTATATGCTGACGATTTCCACACAAGAGTTGGAACAGCAAGCGCCCAAACTGCTTGAAAAGAAACTATACAACTTCCTGAAGGGGTGTTTCGATGCTTAATGAAATTATCAAAGGAATTTCAATGGCGCTGAACACCGCCTTTGGGGATGGGTATGAAATCTATCAGAACGATGTGGGGCAAGGCTTGAAAGAGCCTTGTTTTTTGATTGCCGTTCTGCAACCGGAAATCACGCCCATGATTGGAAGGCGGTCTATCTGGAGGCACCCGTTTGATATTCAGTATTTCCCGACTGACCCCAGCAACAATGCGGAAATGTTCACCGTTGCGGAAACGATGATTGGAGCCTTGGACTTCATCACGCTTCCGGGCGGTGATCTTCTGCATGGAACCAGCGTGAGTTATGAGATTGTGGACAATGTTCTTCACTTCTTTGTGAATTTCAACTTGCCCATGATCCAGCCCGCTGATGAAACGATGATGGAAACCTTGGAAACCGAGGTTGGAACAGTTGGAGGGGGTTAAAAAATGCCTACGACCAAAACCAGAAAGCCCAAGACGGAGGAAGCGGCCCCGCCTGTTTCCAATGTCCCGGTTTTCACCAAAAGAAATATCCTGACCTTCAAGCGGTACGCCAACAGGCGTGATCTTCTGTCCGTTTTGCTGAAGGACGGGGAGGAATACACGATGGAGCAGGTGGACAGCTTGCTTCAAAACTTTTTCAAGAAAGGTAAGGTGAATTGATATGGCCCTTGGCGGCGGCACTTTTTTGACGCAGAACAAGATTCTGCCCGGTGCATATATCAACTTCATTTCGGTTGCGAGAGCAAGCGCCACCCTCTCTGATCGTGGTATTGCGACCATCCCCCTTGAAATGAATTGGGGGCCTGAAGGTGAGGTTATCACCGTTGAACTTGGGGATTTTCAGAAGGATTCCCAAAAGATTTTCGGCTATGCGTACACGGCGGATGAACTGAAGCCCATGCGTGAAATCTTCCTTCACGCACAAACGGTTCATTTCTTCCGCCTGAACACTTCCGGCACCAAGGCCGCTTGTACCTATGCAACGGCCAAATACCCCGGCACCCGTGGCAATGATCTTCGCATTGTGATCGAGGAAAACGAGAATAGCCAAGAAGAAGCGAAACTGTACGATGTTTCCACCTTCCTTGGCACCGTCCAAGTGGATCAGCAGAAGGCCATTTCCACAGCGGCTGACCTGAAGAACAATGATTATGTGGACTTCATCAGCACCGCCACCCTTGCCCTGACCGCCACCACCCCCTTGACCAATGGGGCCAACGGGACTGTGGAGGATGCGACCTATCAGACCTATTTGGACAAAATGGAAGCCTATACCTTCAACGCTATGGGTTGCCCGGCCACCAAATCCACTTTGGCTAATCTGTTTGTGTCCTACTGCAAGCGCCTTCGGGATGAAGTGGGCAAGAAGTTTCAGGTGGTTACTTTCCGCAATCTGGCCGATTTTGAAGGTGTGGTGAGCGTGAAGAACGGTATTGTGGGCAACACCGAAAGTGCCGCCCTGATTCCTTGGGCAACCGGTGTGGTTGCTGGAACCGCCGTGAACAAGTCTGCCACCAACATGACCTATGACGGCGAATATGAAGTTGATACCGACTACACCCAAACCGAACTGGAAAACGGGATTTTGGAAGGTTCCTTCATGTTCCACTTGGTTGATGATGAAGTCAGAGTGTTGGAGGATATTAACACCTTCGTTTCCGTGACGGATGAAAAATCCGCTGATTTTTCCAGCAACCAAACCATCCGGGTTTTGGATCAGATTGCCAATGACATTGCGGTGTTGTTCGGCACCAAGTACATTGGCAAGGTTCCCAACGATGCTTCCGGGCGGATCAGCCTGTGGAACGATATTGTGAAGCACCATCAGGAACTTCAGAATATCCGGGCCATTGAGAACTTCAACCCGGACAATGTGACGGTTGCCCAAGGCGACACCAAGAAGGCCGTTGTGGTGACGGACTATGTTACCCCGGTCAACGCTATGGCCCAGCTTTACATGACCGTCTATGTTCAGTAAGAAAGGGGTGTAAGAGGATATGGCAACTGTAATGCACGCTAAAGACGCAATTTCCGCTTCTTTGGCTGAATGCTTTGTGACCATTGGGGACAACCGTTACAACTTCATGCAGGCTATCAACCTTGAAGCCAATTTCGAGAAGAACAAGACGGAAATCCCCATTTTGGGCAAGACCGGCAAGGGCAACAAATCCACCGGTTGGAGTGGTACGGGTTCCGCAACCTTCCACTATAACACCAGCATTTTCCGACAGATGATGAAGCAGTATAAGGACACCGGCGAGGATGTCTATTTTGACATTCAAGTGACCAATGAAGATCCCACTTCTTCTGTGGGCCGTCAAACTGTGATCCTGAAGGATTGCAACATTGATGGCGGTATTCTTGCCAAGTTTGACGCTGATGCGGAATACTTGGATGAAGATATGGACTTCACATTTGAAGATTTCGAGATGCCGGAAGCCTTCACCATGCTGGCGGGGATGGAGTAACACTGTCAAAACCCGCCCCATTTTGTTAATGTGGGCGGGTTTTTTCTTTTTTCAATTTCAAAATAGGAGGATTTTAGCAATGAGCCTTACCGCATTTCTGGCAAAAAACGCCCTGAAGGTTGAGAATGTGAAGTTTGTCCCTTCCAAGCGGTTTGTGGACGAAAACACCAAGAAGCCTATGGAATGGGAGATTCAGGCAATCACCGGCACCGAGGATGAAGCCCTTCGGAAAGCCTGTGCCAAGCGGGTTCCTGTTCCCGGCAAGAAGAACCAGTATCAGAAGGAAACTGACTATGATATGTACCTTGGGAAGCTGGCTGTGGCCTGTACGGTGTTCCCCGACCTGAACAACAAGGAACTTCAGGACAGCTACAAGGTTATGGGCGCTGAAGCCCTTCTGAAAACCATGCTGACCCCCGGCGAGTATGCGGACTATCTGCAAAAGGTTCAGGAGGTTTGCGGGTTTGAAACCACCCTTCAGGACGAGGTGGACGAGGCAAAAAACTAATTGAAGAAGGTGATAGTGAAGCGAATATCGCTTACTATTGCCTTCACGAACTGCATTTGACACCTTCCCAATTTTTCAACCTTGACCGTCAAGAACGGGCCTTTATTATTGCCGCTATTGATATTCGGGTTGAGCGGGAAAAGAAGAAGCAGAAAGAAATTGAACGGAAACAGCGCCGGGGCCGCAGGAAATAACTGCTGGCCCCGGTTTTCCTATGGAAAGAAGGTGAACCCCATTGGCAACTATCAGAACCGCTATTGCCCTGTATGATGGCGTGACAGCGCCCCTTCAGGCCATGCACAAGGCCATGAACATTGTGCTGAACAGTTTTGAAGCCATGCAACGGGCTTCCGGGAATTCAGTTGATGTTTCATCCATCCAAGAAGCCCGTGAAGAATTGGCAAGAGCCGGGGCCGCCTTTGATTCCATTGAACAGAATATCCGGGACGCTGGCAACCAGCAAGACCGCTTCAATCGGCGGATTAGGGACGGCACCACCGCCGCCGATGGACTTTGGGGCAAGCTGAAGGGCATTGCGGCCACGGTTGGCGGATTGGCGGCGGCAAAGAAAATCATTGGAATTTCTGATGATCTGGCAAGCACACGGGCAAGGTTGAACCTGATTGTGGATGATGGCGGTTCGGTTTCTGAACTGGAAAAGAAGATTATGGCTTCTGCCCAGCGTTCCCGATCCGCATATTTTGACACCGCTTCGGCCATTGCAAGTTTGGGTTCCAACGCCGGGGCCGCTTTCGCCAATACGGATGAAATCATTGCTTTCATGGAGCAAATCAACAAGCAATTTGTAATCGGGGGCGCTTCTGCCCAAGGCCAAGCCGCCGCAATGCTTCAGCTTACCCAAGCTATGGCCGCTGGTGCGTTGCGTGGTGAAGAATTGAATTCCATTTTGGAAAATGCCCCCGGAATTGCAAGAGCCATTGAAAGCTACATGGGCATTGCGGAAGGTTCTATCAAGTCTTATGCGGAACAGGGGTTGATCACCGCTGAAGTGGTGAAAAACGCTATGTTTGCGGCGGCTGATGAAACCAATGCCAAGTTTGAAAGTATGCCCAAGACTTGGGCACAGATTTGGGTTGATATGCAGAATAAGGCCCTATCTATTTTCAACCCTATTCTGACAAAGATCAATCAGATTGCCAACAGCGAACAGTTTACCAAAGTTACCGATGGGATTATCAACGGTTTGGCCGGGGTTGCTTCTGTGGCAACGGTGGTTCTTGATTTGCTGATCAGTGTGGCTTCTGTGGTTGTAGATAACTGGTCTTGGCTTTCTCCCATTATCCTTGGTGTAGCCGCCGCCCTTGGAGTGTACTATGGGCGCTTGCTTCTGGTGCGGGGTGCTGAATTGGCTTCGGCGGCTGTTTCCGGGGCTGTGGCGGTTGCCAAGGGCATTATGGCGGCGGCAACCATGTTGGTTACTGGTGCAACATGGGCGCAAGTAACGGCCCAATATGGCCTGAATGCGGCCATGTATGCCTGTCCTTTGGTGTGGATCATCATTCTGATTATCGCCCTTGTAGCCCTGTTCTATGCGGCTGTGGCGGCGGTCAATCACTTTGCCGGAACCAGCGTTTCCGCAACCGGCCTGATCTGTGGCGCATTTATGGCGGCACTGGCCTTCATCGGGAATATCTTTGTGGCCCTGTGGAACTTGGTTGTAGATGTGTTTGTGATGATCTATAACCTTGTGGCTACGGTTGCAAACTTCATCGGGAATGTGTTCAATGATCCGGTTGCGGCTGTGGCCCGTCTGTTTTTCGATTTGGCGGACACTGTTCTTTCCGTCCTTCAAGCGTTGGCTTCGGCCATTGATACCATCTTCGGTTCTAACCTTGCCGGTTCTGTCCAAGGCTGGCGTGACAGCTTGGGCGGTTGGGTGGATTCCACCTTCGGCAAGGGTGAAGAAGTCATGGAAAAGCTGAACGCCGATGATCTGAAGTTGGGCCGCTTCGAGTATGGGGCCGCCTTTGATATGGGCTATGAGTTCGGCCAAGGCGTGGAAGATACCGTGGGCGGCTTGTTCGACTTTTCCGCAATGGACAGTTTGGGCGCTGATGCGCTGGACGCTTACGGCCTTGGCAACACCCTTGATGGTATCTATGGGAACACCGGGGACACGGCAGGAAACACCGCCGCTATGAGTGATGCCCTTGATATTGCTGAAGAAGATTTGGCCTATATGCGGGATATTGCCGAGCGGGAAGCAATCAATCGGTTCACTACCGCTGAAATCAGGGTTGAACAGCAAAACACCAACTATATCAGCCAAGATGCTGATTTGGATGGGATCATGGACGCTTGGGCCAACGATTTTGCCACCAAACTTGATGTTTCTGAAGAAGGGGTGCATGAGTAATGGCATATACAATGTATTTGGGTGGTGTGCTTATGCCCATCACCCCTTCTAAAGTCAAGGTGAAGATCAACAATCAGAATGATACCCTGACGCTGATCAACGGTGAGGAAATCAACATTCTGAAGGAACCGGGGTTGACTGATGTAAGTTTTGATCTGCTTCTTCCCCAAGTTTCCTATCCCTTCACAAATGGCGGGGCGCAATCCGCCGATTATTATTTGTCCCTGTTCGAGCGGCTGAAAACCTCCAAGCAACCGTTTCAATTCATCCTGAACCGGTCAATGCCCAGCGGAAGGCGGTTGTTCTACACCAATTTGACGGTGGGCATGGAGGATTACCAAATCACTGATGATGCGGAAGAAGGCTTTGACATTACGGTTACTGTCAGCCTGAAGCAATACCGGCACTATGGAACCAAAACGGTGAAGGTTCAACCGGCCCCAACACCCGCAGAAACCCCCACCGCCACGGTGGAACAACCCCAGCGGGAAACCAGCCAAGCGCCCCAGCAGACCACCTACACGGTGAAAAGCGGGGATTGCCTTTGGAATATCGCCAAGAAGTATTTGGGGGATGGTTCCCGCTACAATGAAATCTACAACCTGAACAAAGATAAGATTACAAACCCGAACCTGATTTATGCCGGTCAGGTTCTTACTTTGCCTTCCTGAAAGGGGTGATTCCGCTTGTCCATTGAACTTCTGATTCAGAATGGTTCAACCATCTATTATCCGGTAGTTGAAGAAGGGGTTTCTTTGACATTAGAGCGGAAAGGCACCCCCGGCAAGCTGGAATTTACCGTGATCAAAGACGGTGTTCTGAATTTTCAGGAAGGAAACCCGGTGAAGTTCACAGTGAATGGAACCACCATGTTTTATGGCTTTGTATTCACCAAGAGCCGGAAAGCAAATAGCCCCACCATTGATGTTGTGGCCTATGATCAGTTGCGATACTTGAAGAACAAGGACACCTATACAGAAGAAGGGCTGAAGGCTTCTGACCTTCTGAAACGGATTGCAACAGACTTCCGTTTGAACCTTGGGAATGTGGAAGATACAGGGTACACCATTGAAACCATCGTGGAAGAAAACAGCACCTTGTTTGACATGATCCAAAATGCCCTTGATGAAACCCTTCTGAACACCGGCCAACTGTATTGCCTTTACGACAACGCCGGGGCGCTGACCTTGCAGAATGTCAATTCCATGAAACTGAACCTGTTGATTGATTCAGAAACCGGTGAAACCTTTGATTATTCTTCCAGCATTGATGAACAAACCTACAATAAAATCAAGCTGGCCTATAACAATGAGCAAACCGGCAAGCGGGAATTGTATGTGGCCCAAGACGGTGAAAAGATGAACACTTGGGGAGTTCTTCAGTATTATGAAGAACTTCAGACCGCCACCGGTGCCGCCGCCAAAGCAGATGCCCTTCTGAAACTGTATGATCAGAAAACCCGGAAATTGACAGTGAAAAATGCCTTTGGTGATGTTCGGGTTCGGGCCGGTTCCGCTGTGGTGGTTTTGCTGGATTTGGGCGATATTATCACCAACAACTATTTGATGGTTGAAAAAGTCACCCACAATTTCAAGGGGGATGAACATTTCATGGATTTGACCTTGATCGGGGGTGAATTTATTGCCTAAACCGACAAATGCGGTGGAACTGGTAAAAAAGGCCGCTGTGGAAGCGGTGGAAGCCGGGAAGCCCGTCACCATCCTTTTTGGAACGGTGATTTCCGCTTCCCCACTGAAAATTCAGGTTGACCAAAAATCAATCTACACGGAAAAAATGCTGGTGTTGTCCCGCAATGTGACCGATTATGAAGTTGATATGACGGTTTCCCACCAAACTGTTGTGATCAGCCACGGCCACCCGGTTACAGACACTTACACCGGGGGCGGCACCGCTGAAGAAATTGACCATAACCACCCCATTCAGGGGCGGAAGAAGTTCAAGGTTCACAACGCCCTTGTGGTGGGGGATCAGGTGGTTTTGGCCCGGATTCAAAAGGGCAAGAAATTCTTGGTGCTGGATCGGATTGCACCGAACCCGGCCTTGCAGGGGGAATGGCTATGATTCCACAAGTTCAAGACGATTTGCGGCAAGACTTCACTTTTTCGGTGCTTCCCAGCCGCACATTCAAAATGAACCACGACACCAAAACCATTACCGGCACCATTGACCAAGTGAGAGCCGTTGAACAGGCGGTTTTCCTGATCCTGAATGTGGAACGGTATGAATGGTTGATTTATTCTTGGAACTATGGCTTTGAGAAAAAGCGGCTGATTGGCAAGCCGGTTGATTACTGTATTCCTGAAATTGAACGCAATATCAAAGAAGCCTTGCTTCAGGATGACCGGATCACCGCCGTTGACAATTTCCAATTTGAAGTGAACAAGAAAAAGGTGCTGACCACTTTTCGGGTGGTCAGCATTTTTGGCCCCATTTTCACGGAAATGGAGGTGGAAATCTGAATGTATGAAGATATTACCTATGCGCTTTTGCTGAACCGGATGCTGGAACGGGCCTTGTCCATCAACAGCAATTTGGACACCCGTGAAGGTTCGCTGGTTTGGCTTGGGAATGCCCCCGCCGCCGTGGAACTTCAAAATCTGTATATCCAACTGGACACGGTTTTGAATGAAACCTTTGCGGACACGGCAAGCCGTCCTTATCTGATCCAAAGAGCGGCGGAACGGGGCCTTTCCCCGCAACCGGCAAGCGCCGCCGTGTTGCAGTTGACCATTACCCCGGCCACATTGCATTTGGCCTTGAACACTCGCTTTTCCATTGGGGAACTGAACTACTATGTTTCCGCTGAACGGGGTGAAGGGGTGTATGAAATCACCTGTGAAACGCCGGGTGAAGCTGGCAATGACTACGGGGCTACGGTAATTCCCATTGAATACATTGAAGGGCTTGAAACCTGTACGGTTACGGCCCTCTTGATCCCCGGTGAGGATGAAGAAGATACCGAGGTTTTCAGACAACGGTATTTTGACAGCTTGAACGCCCAAGCCTTCGGCGGCAACCGGATTGACTATATCGAAAAGGTGAACGCAATCCCCGGTGTTGGCGGTGTGAAGGTTTACCGGGCTTGGAACGGCGATATTCGCCCCGCTGAACTGGTTCCCCCGGAAGGGGTTTCAGAATGGTTGAAAACTGTTCAAGCGTCTGAAGAAATCAAGGCTTGGTTGACCAAGGTTTATGAAGCCGGGATCAATAACAAGCTGACGGTGGGCGGAACTGTGAAGCTGATTATCATTGACAGCACCTTCAGCGTACCTTCCCCAACCCTTGTGGAACAGGTACAGACCGCCGTTGACCCCCTTCAGAACGCCGGGGAAGGCTTGGGAACCGCCCCCATCGGCCATGTGGTGAAGGTGGAAGGCGTGAAAAGTGAAACTGTGAACCTGTCCTTCACCCTGACCTATCAACAGGGGTGGGGTTGGGAAGATGTTCAATCCTATGTTGAACAGACCATTGAAGCCTATTTTGAAGAACTGTCCGAAACATGGGCGGATCAGGAACAGGCCCTTGTGGTTCGTGTCAGCCAAATTGAAAGCCGCCTGTTGGGTGTAAGCGGAATTTTGGATATTGCTGATACCAAAATCAATGGCCTTGCGGCCAACTACACCTTGAACCTTGATTATATCCCGGTTCTTGGTGAGATTACCCCAGCAACCGGCACCCAAAGCCTATAAGGGAAGGTGATTGAATGGATCGTAAACTAATCAATTACCTTCCCTATGTTGTCCGGGACTATGCGGAATTTCAGGGGATCACCGGAGCCGAACAACCGGAGTTTGAAACCGCTTGGGCGGCGGCGGATGATCTTCTTGCAAACCAGTTCATCAAGACCGCTGGCAACCTTGGGTTGTCCCGGTGGGAAAAAATCTTGGGTATCACCCCCAAGGGAACAGATACCTTGGATGATCGGCGGTTCCGTGTATTGGCCCGGTTGAATGAAGAACTTCCGTACACCTTGCCCCAGCTTCGGGTGATCTTGGAAAACCTGTGTGGCCCCGGAAATTCTTCAGCGGAAGTCACGGATTACACCCTTCTGGTGAAGGTAGGTGTGGCCGCAAAGAAGAACTTTGAAGATGTTCAGAACCTTCTTGAACGGGTTGCCCCGGTCAATCTGGTGTTGGTGGTTCAACAGTTGTTCAACATCCATGAAACCCTGAAGGGCTTCACCCATGCTCAGCTTGCTTGGTACACCCATTTGGAAGTGAGAACGGAAGAACTTCAAGCCCACCTTTGTACCCCGTATGGTGATCTTCTGCCTTTGACCCACGGCCAACTTGCAGGGATTTCCAATAAATCTATCAGAAAGGAAATGAACGATGGCTGAATACACCACAAATTATAATCTGGTAAAACCGGCCCAAGAAGATTTCTACAATGTGGACGATCAGAACCGCAACATGGATAAAATTGATGCGGCCTTGAAATCCCATGATAATACCTTGGCCGGGAAAGCCGATCTTGGGGAAGATGGCAAGGTGAAACCTGAACAGCTTCCCGATTCCACTTTTGATCCCACCCAAGATATTGAAGATGCCATTGATGATCACAACACCAGTGAAACCGCCCACGCTGACATTCGGGAGGATTTGGCAACCGCCTTGGAAGCGGCGCAGAATGCCCAAGATGCGGCAGATGCGGCCTTGGAAGCGGTGTCCGGGTTCATCTATACCATTGATGTTGTACCCACTCAAAATGGCACCTTGACCTATACGGGTTCCCCGCAAAGCCCGTCTTGGAACAGCTACAACCCCGACACGCTGACCCTTGGCGGTGTAACCACCGGCACCAATGCGGGAACCTATACGGCAACCTTCACACCGAAAGACCCCTACAAGTGGACGGACGGCACCACCACGGCCAAACAGGTTCAATGGACGATCAATAAAGCCACGGTTGCGGCCCCTACCCAAAGCGGGAGCCTTACTTATACCGGATCGGCCCAAAGCCCTTCTTGGAATGGTTATGATACTTCCAAATTGACCCTTGGCGGCACTACCAGCGGCACCAATGCGGGAAGCTACAACGCCACTTTCACGCCCACGGAAAATTACCGGTGGAGTGATGGCACCACCGGAGCCAAAACGGTTGCTTGGACGATTGGGAAGGCCGCTGGAAGCCTTTCTTTGAGTAAAAGCAGTTTGGCCCTGACCGCTTCCAAAATGGCTGATACCTTCACGGTGACACGGGCTGGGGATGGTACTATTACTGCCCAATCTAACAACACCGGGGTTGCTACGGTCAATGTGAACGGCACCACGGTAACGGTGAACGCCGTGGGCAAGGGCAACGCCACAATCACTGTGAGCGTGGCAGAAGGCACCAACTACACGGCCCCGGCCAATAAGACTTGTTCCGTGTCTGTGACCCTTCCCACCACAACCTTGAATGACAATGATTGGGACACGATCAGCGAGGCAAGCGCCGCAGGGACAGCGGATGATTATTGGGCCGTGGGTGATACCAAGTCCATTGTGATCAACGGCAATGTGGTTGGGTTCGGGATCACCAATCTGACGGTGAATGTTTTCATCTTGGGCTTCAACCACAATGCTTCCCGTGAAGGCAGTAACCGCATTCACTTCCAAATTGGCAAGATTGGAACCACGGCGGTTGCCCTGTGTGATAGCAACTATGGCAATACTGGTTCCGGCCAAGGCTTCCGCATGAACACCAGCAATACCAACAACGGTGGTTGGGCAAGTAGCTATATGCGGAACACCGTTTTGGGCAATTCTGGCACACCTTCCAGCCCCCCGGCCAATAGCCTTATGGCGGCTTTGCCTTCCGCTTTGCGGGCTGTGATGAAGGCCGTAACCAAGTTCACGGACAATGTGGGCGGCGGTAGCAATGTTCAAGGCAATGTGAATTCTACCCAAGATTATCTTTTCTTGCTGGCCGAATTTGAAGTGTTCGGCACAAGGAATTGGGCCAATAGCTATGAACAGAACTATCAGGTTCAGTATTCCTATTATCAGGCTGGCAATCCCCGTATTGCGTATCGTCACACAAGCACCGGTTCGGCGGTGTGGTGGTTCTTGCGTTCCCCTAGTTACAACTACGGTAGCTTCCTCGTTGTCCTTACGGACGGCGGCTACGGCGATTATTACGCCATTCGTTCTGGGGGCTTGCGGCCCGGCTTTGCCGTCTAATCCCCCGCAGGATGATCCCGGCCCCATCCCGCCCCCGAAAGGGGGCGGCAAAGCCGGGGGAAGGGAACAAAATCAATCGGGCGCGTAAGCGCCCGCGCAAATTTTTTGAAATTGGCTTTTTCCCGTTTCTGTGCTATACTTAGCAGGATGGCCCGGAAAGGGGTGAATGTGTGTCTGTACTGAAGCAAAAGCGAACTACCAGCAAGGCCGAGTTCATCAACACGGCCAATCAAATCTATATTGAAACCATCAATTTCTTAACCCGCCTTTCTGCCCGATATTCCCGGCTTGTAGCAGAACCCATTGCAAAGCTGGCCGGTGAGATCATCGACCATGCAGAAAAGGCCAATTCCATCTTTCCTTCTGACCAACAGCGCATTGAACTTCGGAAGGCCCACTTGCTTGAAGCAAGGGCTTCCCTGATGGCGCTTGATGTTCGGTTGACCCATGTTTACCTGATTTTGAACCAGAACCCGGAAGGGGCCTTTACCAATTCCAAGGGGAACCCGGTGAAAAGTCAGGACGCAACAGAAAAATTGGATAAGATGGCACAAAGCCTTGGCGAGTTGATCGACAAAGAAAATGAACTTCTGAAGGGGGCTATCAAGAATGTAAGCGGAAAATTGAAAACTTAACTTCAAAAAATTAGGTGTACCTCTGATAACTCGTCCTTCGGCGGTGTGGTGGTTCTTGCGTTCCCCTAATTACAACAACAATAACTTCCTCATTGTCAATACGGACGGCAACTACAACAATAATAACGCCAATAATTCTGGGGGCTTGCGGCCCGGATTTTACAAATTACACGGTCAAATGGAGTAACAGAAACCCGGCTTTTGGATTTCAGGTGAAAGACGACCGATGTAAAAGGAGAGGTACTTCCTTGGGTAGCCAATCCCTAAAACTGCCCTTTGATACCCTTACACGGACGCTTCTTGCATGGTGGGTGAATGTGCCATAACTCATTTCATGTGTCAGGGTAAAGCAAGTTAGACGGCACCCAACAAGATATTTGTACGGAGGGCGAATACTTTTTTTGTATGACAAGCCAAGAACGGCATGAAGTAAGATACCAGCGCCGCAAAGCCAAGCGGCAAGAAAGAAAACAGGCCCGGTGTGATGCACTTGGGCCAATGAACAAGGTGTTCAGTTATCGCAAGATGTTCTTCTATGGCCGGAAATGCTGTAACGGGGTACGGTGGAAGCAAAGTGTTCAGAACTTTGAAATTCACCTGTTTTCCGGGACAGCAAGACGGCGGAAGAAGGTTTTGGAACAAGCGTGGAAGCCTATGAAGTGTACCCATTTCACCCTTCGGGAGCGTGGGAAGGTACGCCCCATAGATGCGCCCCACATTACGGATCGGCAAATTCACAAGGTTCTGTGCAATGAAGTTTTGATTCCCCTTTATAACCCCTGTATGATCTATGACAACGGGGCAAGCCAAAAGAACAAGGGCCTTCACTGGCATTTCCGCCGTCTGAAGGAACAGCTTCATTGGCATTACCGGCGCTTTGGACGGGAAGGGGCAGTTCTGCTGTTGGATTTGAAGGGATTCTTCCCCAATGCCCCACATGGCCTATTGTATCGGCGGCACCAACAACTGATCTTAAACCCTGATCTTCGGGCGCTTGCTGATATGGTGGTTCAAACTTCCCCTTGCCCAACACCGGGACGGGGCTTGCCTTTGGGTGTGGAGCCGTCACAGCAAGAAATGGTTGCTTTACCAAGCGCAATAGATAACTGGATCAAATGCCAAGCCGGGGTTCACTGTTTTGGGCATTATATGGATGATTACTATTTGATTTTGCCCGATATAGAAACCCTGAAGAAACTTGGGCATGAAATTGTTCGGCGGTTTGAAGCCGCTGGAATTCGAGTGAACAAGCGGAAATGCAAAATCATTCCCTTGACAAAGCCTTTCCGATTCTGCAAAGCACGATTCACTTTAACAGAAACCGGAAAAATCAAGGTGAATGGGAGCCGGGACGGTGTAAAGAGAGCAAGGCGAAAACTGAAGCTGTTCCACCGTGAGTTCAAAGAAGGAAAGCGGCTTTTCACCGATGTTGAACAGTATATGGAATGCCAAAGCGCATACTACCGGAACTTCAATGACCACGGAAGGTTGTTGCGGTTGCGGCGGCTTTATCATGCTATCTTTTTCGGAGGTGCAACGAAATGTTTAGAATTATCAAAGACGGGGCCGAACTTGGCTTGACCGAAAATCTGAACTACATCATGCAGGCCGAAAATGGTTGCTATGTCCTTTGCCCGGAGCAAAATGCTTCGGGCATTGTTTTTGAAGGGACACCGTACCATTTGCTTGGCCGGGATGAAATGGAGGGCTTGGAAACCGTCAGTTTGGAAGTAACCGATGCAGGGGCAGAAATCAGCAAAGCCAATACCACCAACGGCATTGTGTTTGTGACGATGGCGGAAGCCGGAAGCATTGACCCGGTGACGGCGGCGGAACACGCTGATCTGTTCGCTGAATGGGCCTATCCTATCGCCTACACGGTGGGGCAAATCCGGCGCTATAATGGAACCCTTTACAAGTGTGTTCAGGCCCATACTTCCCAAGCCGATTGGACACCCCCCGCCGCCCCCAGCCTGTGGAGCCTGACCGCTGATCCTACCGAGGAATGGCCGGAATGGATTCAGCCCATTGGGGCGCATGATGCCTACCCCTTGGGGGCTAAAGTCAGCCATAATGAAAAGCACTGGACTTCCACTATTGCAAACAATGTGTGGGAACCCGGTGTGTATGGTTGGGAGGAAGTGACCGATGAAGCATAAAACCTATATTGCCCGGAAAAGGGCAAGGTTCAAAGCCGGTTGCGGTGAAAATGTCAATATTCCTTATGGAACCGCCTTGACTGTTCAGGGCGGTTTTCTTGTGTGGAAAAACAAGCTGATGTGTGCGGACACCAGCCAAATTGCCTATGACTACTTCAGCCACAATGATGATGGCCGGGGCAAAGAGCGTGGGGAACTGGTTTCCGCTATCCTGTTGCGGTTGGAGAAGAACCCCAACAAGCCTGATCCCGCCTACCAAGAACGCTGGAACCGGATTTGGGAAGATCCCTTCTGTCAGAGGTTCAAAAAGCCGGAGCATGAAGATCACTGGATTTGGAACTATGACTTCTACAACGCCCAAGTGGAAGATTTGCAATATATCTTCCGCCTGATCAGCGCCTAAAGGCGGGAAGGGGTGGTTCAATGACGGTTTATCAATGGTTGTGCCTGATCGGGGTTCCGGCCCTGATTGCGGGAGTATTCAAATACCTTCACGGGCTGATCAAGCGCAACATGGAAGATTCCAAAGCCCTGAAAGCTGGAATTCAGGCGCTTTTGAGAAGCCAAATGATCAGTGACTTTAACAAGTACACTGAAAAAGGCTTTGCCCCGATTTATGCAAGGGAAAGTTTTGAAAACTGCTGGAAGCAATATCATTCGTTGGGGGTGAATGGGGTAATGGACGATCTACACAAGAAATTCTTGGAGTTGCCCACGGAAGCCCCGGATGAATGAGCCGTGTAAAGAAGAAACCGAAAAAGGAATTTTCCAAAATCATTTTGGGTTGTGTGGGGGCCGTCACGCTGGTTGTGACGGCCTTCACTCTTGCTATCGTTTGGAAAACGGGGGACACTTCACCCCTTGCGTATCTGATCCCGGCCATATTCGCTGAATTGGCAACAGCAACCGGTTTTTACTATTCCAAGGCCAAGGCTGAAAACCGGATCAAGTTGCGGAAACAGTATGGCCCGGAAATTTACAACGATACCAAGGAACTGTGACCCCCGGCCAAAAATACAAAATCAGAAAGGAAGAAAAACATGAACGCTGAACAGATTGTTTCTCTGATCGTTGCCATTCTTGCTGGTCTGTCCACCTGTATTCCCTTGGCCTATAAGCTGGTGCAGTATGTCCAGAAAGCCACGCAGGAAAAGAATTGGGCCGCTTTGTTGGGCTTGGTGATCAAGCTGATGGAGGAAGCGGAACAGAAGTTTGAAGATGGCGCAACCCGCAAGGAATGGGTAATGGCCATGGTTCAGACTTCCGCCGAGTATATCAATTATCCCGTGGACACTGAAGCCCTTGGTGACCTGATTGATTCCTTGTGTGACATGACCAAGATTGTGAACTATGAGGAAATCCCCGCCCTTGAACCCGTGAAGGAGGAAACCGAAAATGAGCAACAGTAACCTTGTCACCGTCACCCAAATTTCCCCGAACAAGAACAGCCCCCGGAACCATGCCATTGACCGGATCACCATTCACTGTTTCGTTGGTCAGGTTACGGCAAAGCGGGGTTGTGAAGTGTTCCAGCCTACCAGCAAGCAAGCGTCTTGCAACTATGTTGTGGGCTATGATGGTTCCATTGGCCTGTGTGTGGAAGAAAAGGATCGTTCTTGGTGCAGTTCCAACAGCGCCAATGACCATAGGGCCGTGACCATCGAAACGGCAAGTGAAACCGTGGCCCCCTACAAGGTGACGGATAAGGCATACAACGCCCTTCTTGATCTTGTCACCGATATTTGCAAGCGCAATGGGAAAACAAAAATCCTGTGGTTCGGGGATAAGAACAAGACCCTGAATTACACCCCAAAAGCGGGTGAAATGGTTATGACGGTTCACCGGTGGTTTGCAAACAAGGCTTGCCCCGGTGATTACCTGTATAACCTTCATGGGGACATTGCCGCAGAGGTCAACAGGCGGCTTTCTGGCGGCACTTCTGATGGGGGTGGGGTAACTACTACCCCCAGCACCGAAAAGCCCGCCACGGGCGGCGCAGGGGCCACGGTGGAGCCGTATTTGGTTCGGGTGACTATTTCTGATCTGTATATCAGGAAAGGCCCCGGCACCAACTACGGGAAGAATGGCTTCATCAAGCCCGGTGTTTATACCATCGTGGAGGAAAGCACCGGCACCGGCGCTACCAAGTGGGGCAAACTGAAATCCGGGGCCGGTTGGATCAGTCTTGACTACGCAAAAGCCCTGTGATACCGTGTTATTAGTTTGTTACTACCGGCCCCGATTTTACGGGGTTTCCGTGGGCTGAAATGTTCAGTATTTCGGCGCTTCGGAGCGTTGCAGAGCATACTAATTCATGGTACAATGCAAGGTAAAATTCAGCATGGTCCTTGTAAAAATCCAGCAGACT